TGTGTAATGACGTAATTTTGTTCTTTACAAGCCCTAATAATTTTAGGAAAAAAATTTTACCGGAATATAAAGGTCATCGACAACGAAAAAAGCCCTGTGGATTCAAAAGAGTCATAAATAATTTAAAACTTGAATACAAAGTAGTAATCAAGGAAGGACTTGAAGCTGACGATGCTTTAGGTATCTACGCTACAAAGTATCCCGGGAACGTATTAGTCTCTCCTGATAAGGATATGAGACAGATCCCCGGTGAATTATATGACTTCAAAGATAGATCAACTGTTACACCTGAAGAAGGTGCGAAGTGGCATCTGATTCAGACAATGGCTGGTGATAACACCGACGGGTACGCAGGAGTTCCCGGGATAGGAGTTAAGAAAGCTGAGAAGATCTTTGAAGAGAAAGGTTACACATGGAAAGCAGTAGTAGAAACCTTTGAAGAAAAGGATATGACTGAAGAGGATGCGTTATGTAACGCCAGACTTGCAAGGATATTAACTGCTGAAGACTACAACTTTGACACAAAAGAACCAATACTTTGGACACCCCCAAATGAATACGCCATTAAATAAAGGTCCTGACTATTATCAACGTGGAACTATAGAAGTATGGGATTTCATTAGAGATCAGGGTCTGAACTACCACCTAGGAAACGTAGTGAAATATATATGTCGAGCTGGATATAAAGATGACGACATAAAAGATTTGAAAAAAGCCATCCATTATTTAGAAAATGAAATTAAATTTCGAGACACAGGGAGTACTAATCCCTCAGATAGGTGATGAAGTAGCACGTGTACCGTCGGAAAGAATAAAAAATGCAGCCATAAAGGGAGGGTATGACCAACGTGCTACTGAACCTCTCCCATTAATAACTGACTTCGATAAGTTAGCTAGAGAACATGGAATCCTTGTGATGGATCAGGTTATTAAACCTGACCATGTTAAACAACTAAGGAATGATTTATTAAGTAAAGAATTTCCATGGAGTCTTTCTGCTGGAAGAGTACATCCTGACGATGGAGACTATTACTTTGTACACGTAGCTAAGAACTGCATCAACTTACATGATGCAGGGGAAAAAGATTATCAGATACAAAAAGAGAACCAAACTTTTGCATACGAATATGTATATAACTTGGTGTTGCCACTAGCTATCCATCAGGTAGCTCGTATGCAATTCAATTTAAACATGCCATCTGATAAAGCTGTACCAGATGAGTGGCATACAGATTTTAATTATGAATTTGCTAAAGACAATCAACTAACAGCAGTCTTTTTCCTAACAGATTCTGATGGACCACTGAACTTCTTTAATATTGGAGCCGTGGAGTGTAAAGCCAACAGAGTCGCAGTGTTCCCAACAGGTACTGTCCACGCTGGTTCCTCTCATACAACAAAGGGACCAAGGATAAGTATCAACTTAAATTATTATCCTTACTCCTATCTACCCGTATTCGAGAGAACAAAAAAGAATGACAAATAAAATCGCACGCACTGGTCGAGTTGAACAATGGCTCGACAATCCCACCTCACGTCTACCCGTTAGCTGTACTGTCTTCGTTGTAGAAGACTCAATGGAAGGACCAAATGGAATCGAAGCAAGTTGGAGATTTGTGTCGCATGCTCTCAGATACGGAGCAGGCGTTGCGGTCCACCTGTCGAAACTTAGACCCCGAGGAACAAAAACAAATAAGGGACCTGATACTCTCGTTGCATCAGGACCAGTCTCGTTCGGAAAAATCTACTCAACATTAAATGAAATACTTAGACGTGGTGGGACGTATCGCAACGGCGCGTGCGTTCTTCACCTTGATATTAATCACGCCGATATTCTTGACTTCGTGCAAGTCTCCAGAGAAGAACTCCCATGGGTTAAGCGATGTATTGACCTCACCCCAGAGTGGTGGGCTGATACAGAAGCTAGAACTAAGGAAGCAATACTTAGAGGAATTGCAAGAGGAGACATTTGGCTCAACAAAATAAAATATGATAACAATGGGAAACGGATCTACTCAAACGTCTGTCTTGAGGTTTACTTGCCCTCACGTGGAACTTGCTTGCTCCAGCATGTCAATCTCGGTGCCAATTCAGTCCGGGACTTACGAGAGAGTTTCAGCGAGGGTATGTCCCAGCTGTGCGACCTTCATGGTAGAACAGGTGTTGGACAAACTGGTGAATATTTGCAACCAGAAGAAGACCGACAAGTAGGACTAGGAATGCTTGGCTTGGCTAACTTCCTAAGACAGAACGACATTACGTATGCTCAGTTCGGTAAAGAACTAGAGAAACTAAATAGCGGTGCGGACTTTGAGTTCTCACCAGCCGGCTATGCAGCGAGGGAATTATCACTCGCAATAAAAGATGCAGCTGACATAGCCAGAAAAAATAATATGGTAAGAGCATTTGCCATAGCACCGACTGCATCATGTTCATATAGAAGTAAGGATCTCGAAGGGTTCACTTCTACACCAGAGATAGCACCACCAATAAGTAAAACTGTTGATCGTGACTCTGGTGAATTTGGAGTTAAAAGATATGACTACGGAAACGTAGAAATTGCCAGCGAAGTAGGCTGGGAGGATTACAAACGAGTAGCTGATGGCATCATCAACCTACTAAATAAAACTGGCTTGCTTCATGGCTATAGCTTCAATTCTTGGAGCGACATGGTGACTTACGATGAAGCATTCATTAGAGACTGGCTTAACAGTCCACAAACAAGTCTCTATTATTCGCTTCAAGTCATGGCAGATGTCCAAGATAAATCGGATGCTTACGCAGCCATAGATCAAGGAGAGGTCGACGCATATCTTGCAGGGATACTAGGGACAGGAACATCATCATGTGACTGTGCACAATGAACCCATACGACAAATTATTAAATAGAAAAAGAACTTGGACACCGGTCCAAACAACCAAAGGAAAATTTAAAAGTGGAGCAGAAGAAACCATCTACCGTGCTCTTGCAATACGCCACATGGAACTGCCGGTTGGCGACTTTATATCTGGAGCACTCTCTGAAATTCCTGAAAAAAGTAGAGAACTTCTGGAATCAAACGTAAAAGATGAGATCAAGCATGACCTAGCACTCGGATACATCACCAACGCCCACGGCGTAGATGACAAAGCCGAAGCTGAAGCTTTACGCCTACGAGATGCTTGGTTGGTTCATCCCGATCACACTATTACGAAAGCATTGGTAATTGAGAGAGCAATCTTCTTTGTTCTCCTACCATTCTTTAGATTCAACGGAGACGCTGGGCTGGCAACAGTTTCAGCAGACATCTCCCGGGACGAACAAGTCCACGTGGCGACGAACTCTTTAGTCTGTGCAGAGCTAGGTCTTAAACCTAGTCAGTCACTAGACAAACTCAGGAAGGCAACGATTAATTGGATAATGCAACCGTTACAGGCGATACATTCCGATAAATATTTGAGCAAAAAATTTTGGCTCGAAGCGAGTGATCGTTTGATGTATGAAGGGAAAGCACCACAACTTTCTGACACCAGAGCTGGAAGAATGCCAGCATTTTTTGAACATGACAACAGAAATCTCCCTCAATACTCTTAAGCTTCACAACGAGAGACTCGATAAGCTGATAGATAGACTTGAGGAAAATTTTGGTTGGAAACCTATCCATCCTAAAGAAGACATAAATACTATTATGTACCGCGCTGGACAAGCCAGCGTCATTGAATATATAAGATCCATTATGGAGGACGAAATCTAATGTGTGTATTTGGAGGGGGAAACCCTGCACCACCACCACCAGCTCCGCTACCACCAGCACCTACTCCACCACCAGCACCTCCAGCTCCATTACCTACACCTGAGCCAGTAGCTCAAGAGGTAAACCCACAGGTAAAGAGAGCTAAGAGTAAGAAAGCTAAAGGTGAGTATGCACAAGGTAGCTCACAATTAAAGATACCTTTAAAACCTAGTGTAAATGTTGGACAAACAGGTCCAGCCGGAGGAATTAATAAATGATAAAAGCACGTGAGAGATACAATCAACTCAGCAATGACAGGAGACAGTTCCTTGATAAAGCTATTGACTGTGCAGAGCTCACGTTGCCTTACCTTATACAAGACGACACATCGTCTAGACCAAACCACGAATCCTTAAGGGTACCTTGGCAATCAGTAGGAGCTAAGTGTTGTGTGACTTTGGCTGCGAAGCTTATGCTTGCAGTCCTACCTCCACAAACTAGCTTCTTCAAGTTGCAAGTACGGGAAGATAAATTAGGCGAAGAACTTAATGACCCAAAGATAAAAGGAGAACTTGATTTATCTTTCTCAAAGATTGAGAAGATGATCATGGATTACATTGCTGCTTCCAGTGACAGGGTGACTATTCATCAGGCACTAAAACATTTAATTGTTGGGGGTAATGCTTTAATCTTTATGGGTAAAGATGGTCTAAAAACTTTCCCCCTTTCAAGGTATGTCGTAAACCGAGATGGTAACGGTAACGTTTTAGAGATAGTCACTAAAGAATTAATAAGTAGAAAGGTATTAGAATTTGATATTCCAGACCCTGTACCTAACACAGGTATTGATGAAACAACGAGTAAAGAAAAGGATGACGTTGAAGTTTACACTTACGTCAAGCTAGTAGATGGTAGATGGCAATGGCATCAGGAAGCATTTGACAAGATACTTCCCGGGAGCAAGAGCACAGCACCAAAGAATGCAAGTCCTTGGTTAGTCTTGAGGTTCAATACAGTTGACGGTGAAGACTATGGAAGAGGAAGAGTAGAAGAGTTCCTTGGAGATTTAAAAACTCTTGAAGGATTATCTCAAGCTCTAGTTGAAGGTAGTGCAGCTGCTGCGAAAGTAATATTTTTAGTCTCACCTTCCAGTACCACTAAGCCACAAACAATAGCTAAAGCTGGTAATGGAGCAATCGTCCAAGGACGAGCTGAGGATGTACAGGTAGTGCAAGTTGGTAAAACTGCTGACTTTGCTACTGCTGCTAACATGACTCAAACAATTGAGAAAAGATTATTAGAAGCTTTCCTTGTTATGAATGTAAGGCAAGCGGAAAGAGTTACAGCTGAAGAGGTACGCCTTACTCAGCTAGAACTAGAGCAACAGCTTGGCGGAATCTTCAGCTTGTTAACTGTAGAACTATTAATTCCATACTTAAATAGAATTATGTTAGTGCTACAGAGAAGTAATCAGATACCTAAGTTACCTAAAGATTTAGTTAGACCTACAATCGTAGCTGGAATTAATGCTTTAGGTAGAGGACAAGATAGAGAATCATTAACTCAGTTCATAGGGACTATTGCACAGACCCTTGGACCAGAAGCTTTGATGAAATATGTACAGCCATTAGAAGCAATCAAAAGGTTGGCAGCTTCACAAGGTATTGACATATTAAATCTTGTCAAGACTGAAGAGCAATTGCAGCAAGAGATGCAACAAGCGCAACAGCAACAAGTACAACAATCGCTCACCGATCAAGCTGGACAACTAGCTGGTACACCAATGATGGACCCAACTAAGAATCCACAGCTTGCTGCTGAAATGGAACAGCAACTAATGGGCGAGGAAGAACCACCACAAATTGAAGAATAATGTCTGAAACATTAACAGTAAACACCGAACCTGAAACAGAAGTCCTGACTCCAGAAGAGCAGGATTCTCTTAAGGTTGGTGAAGAATTAGTAGCTGAACAAGAAGGGCTACTGGCTGGTAAGTATAAGAATGAAAAAGAATTAGAAAGTGCTTACCTTGAATTACAAAAGAAACTAGGAGATCAAGATGTCGTACAAGAAGGGAAACAAGAAACCGAAGAAGTAACTGAGGAGACTGAACCTAACCCTCACATGGATCTCATTTCTTCTGCATCAGAGGAGTACTACTCTAATGATAATTCTTTATCAGATGAAACTATCGAGAAGTTCTCATCCATGAGTAGTAAGGAATTAGTCTCTGCATATTTACAGTCACTTAAGAATGCTCCAGCTCAACAAGCAGCTGAGGTAGACATGACTGATGCACAGATTAATGAAGTACAAAACTCTGTAGGTGGAGAGAAACAATACACAGAAATTGTTGGATGGGCAGCTGAGAATTTACCTAAACCACAAGTAGATGCTTTCGATAATTTAATTAATACTGGTAATACAGAGATGATTAAGCTGGCAGTAGCTGGACTTAAATCTCAGTATGCTGATGCTAATGGATATGAAGGTAGAACTTTACAAGGTAAACCATCTAAGTCAAGCGGAGATGTATTCCGCAGTCAGGCTGAGTTGGTAGCTGCTGTATCAGACCCAAGGTATGATAACGACCCTGCTTACAGACAAGATGTTATAGCTAAATTGGATAGATCAGATGTCAGCTTCTAAAAAGAAAAAGAAAACTCTCTGGCAAGACATGTTGAAAATTAAATCAACTCTCAGAGACAGAAAGAAAAAGATAGAAGAAGGAATTAAAAACGCACAATGAAAATCTGCATATTAGGGGGAGGGTTAGCAGGCTTTAGTACTGCTGCTGTCCTCAGTAAGTATGCTAGTTTCTGTGGTTATGAATTAGATATAGAAGTAGTACATAGTCCTTCAGTTAAACCAATCAAAGCTGGAGAGAGCACACAAATACAGCTCAATGTACTACTTGATTACTTAGGATTATTTGATAACGATTGGATGAAAGAATGTGATGCCACCTATAAAGCTGGCGTTAGGTTTCAAGACTTTAATCTTGGAACACATTTCTATTATCCTTTCTTTCAAAGGAAAACTCAAGGCGGTAATGAATGGTTTGAAGCTAAAGAAATACATGGATTCAGTCCAGACTTAGCATCATATTATTTTCAACCAGAACAACATAAATATCTAGTTCATAATAAATTATCCACTCAGTTATCTACTGCATATCATTTCAATGCTTCTAAACTGGGGAACTTTTTAAAGAAGTATGCCGAAGAAAGAGGTGTAGTAGTACACGAAGATACGTTTAGAGACGTAATCCAAGACGCGCAGGGCAACATCAGAGCATTACTATGTAATGGTCGAAGCTACCATGCTGACTACTTCGTTGACTGTACAGGTTTTAAATCTTTATTACTTAACAAAGTAAATAAGTATTCAAACAAATGGATTCCATTTGATAAAACCTTAATCAACAATAGAGTTATTCGAGCGTCTATACCTTATAAAAATAAGAACAATGAGTTAAAGAACTACACCAACTCAACTGCTTTCAAGCATGGGTGGTGTTGGGACATTCCTTTATGGACACATCGGTCTGTTGGTTATGTACATACAACTCAGTTCACTACTGAAGCTGAAATCGAACAAGAGTTTCGAGATCATTTTGGTGATGTAGAGACTGAGATCATAACGTTTACAACCGGTAGGTTTGATAAGAGTTTCATTAACAATGTGATAGCAGTTGGTACATCTAGTGGTTTTACTGAACCACTTGAAGCAACTAACATCTCAGCTATTGTTCAGAACGTTCTTACCTTAACTGAAATGTTAAGTAAACGAAAAGGATATATCACCACACTTGATAAAGACATGTTCAATTACAAAGTCAGAGAAGGCTTTGATACTTGGAGGACCTTTATCGAATGTCACTACATCTTTGCAAATAGATTTGATAGTGAGTATTGGAAGTACATCAGTAATGAAATCAATTGGGATTATCCAACTACAAGTAGGTTTAATTACAAGGAGATCTTATCGTCAATAAGTACAAGATCTTTTAGAGACTGTGATGACTTTCTTGGTCCGTTGTTTATAGCAGCCGGTCAAGACTACACTCCATTACCTCCTGACTTCTTACTTCATCCAGATAACAAAATGGATAACTTTAATGCAGAGAGATTCCTTGCTGATATTGATTACTACAAACAAGAGATGGATAGCGAACTTAGTTCATACTTATTTTTAAACGAAACAATCTACAAATGAAAACGAGAGACTTAGATAATCTTCTTTATAACGAATATCCTTACGAACCTCCTATTGAGGTTTTACCTAAACAAAAACTAATGACACCAGAAGCAGAAAGATTTAATGGCTGGGCAGCAATGCTTGGCTTCGTAGCAGCTCTTGGAGCCTACGTAACAACAGGACAAATCATCCCCGGTATATTTTAATGGCAGCAATCTCAGTAACAAGAGAAAGCCAAGCCAGCAACTGGGAGAGATTCTGTCAGTGGGTAACAAGTACAGAGAACCGCTTATACGTAGGTTGGTTTGGAGTGCTTATGATACCTTGCTTGTTAGCAGCAACTACTTGTTTTATACTCGCCTTTATCGCAGCACCGCCTGTAGATATAGATGGCATACGTGAGCCAGTATCAGGCTCGTTGTTGTACGGAAACAACATAATATCAGGAGCAGTCGTCCCCTCCTCGAACGCAATCGGACTACATTTTTACCCGATTTGGGAAGCCGGAACCTTAGACGAATGGTTATATAACGGCGGACCTTATCAGCTCATTATCTTCCACTTCTTAATAGGAGTTGCAGCATATGCAGGAAGACAGTGGGAACTTTCATACAGACTAGGAATGAGACCATGGATCTTTGTTGCTTACACAGCTCCACTATCAGCAGCTCTCGCAGTGTTCTTAGTTTACCCATTTGGACAAGGGAGTTTTAGTGATGGTATGCCTTTGGGTATCTCTGGTACCTTTAACTTTATGTTCGTATTTCAAGCCGAGCATAATATCCTCATGCACCCATTCCACATGGCTGGTGTTGCTGGCGTTTTCGGCGGAGCACTTTTTGCAGCTATGCACGGATCTCTTGTTACTTCCTCACTTATTAAGGAAACGACAGAGGATGTATCGCAGAACTATGGCTATAAATTTGGGCAAGATGAAGAGACATATAATATTGTCGCTGCACACGGGTACTTTGGGAGACTAATTTTTCAATATGCGAGTTTCAATAATAGCCGTGCTCTTCATTTCTTTCTTGGTACTTGGCCGGTTGTTGGCATATGGCTGACATCTATGGGTATCTGCACAATGGCATTCAACCTAAATGGTTTTAACTTTAACCAGTCAATAGTAGATAGCAACGGAAAGGTTGTACCTACTTGGGCTGACGTAGTCAACAGAGCTAACCTCGGTTTTGAGGTAATGCACGAGCGTAACGCTCATAACTTCCCACTAGATTTAGCCAATGCTGGATCCTCACAAATTGCCCTCACCGCCCCAGAAATTGGTTGAAAAAATTTTAATTTATTTAACTTTATTAACTAATTTATTTATATGTTCTGGGGTCATAAGACATTGGAATAATATGCCACATCAAAGTGATAAGGTCAGAGCGAGTGTAACTTACTTCGCTCCTGAACCTGAAAAGAAACAACCTGAAAAGGAAGAGACAACTTCAGAGTATAAAGAACCTGAAGGTGAACCTTCCTACTGACGACACGTCCGTTCATCCCTTCGGGGACGCATGACTCCTAAGCATGGAACGGGGCTTAGGTATATGGAGATGACACAATGAAAGTTACTTTCGTATATCGTGGCGTTGCTTACACAAGAGTAATCGGTTAGGCGATCTCGGGGAGGTTCAATTCCTCCCTACTCAATTTGGCTTTTTGCCCGTACGCGGATACCAATTAGCCGTCTAGACGGTGGGATAGACCACAAATCTCAATGAGTCCAATTAAGACTCGCAACTTTTTACGCGCGTAGACGACAATATATACCCTTAACTTTAAGCTAAATAATGGCACATCAGGACGGTACCCTAACGACCAATCTAACTCGTCAGGGTCAATCAAATAGTACTGGTGATGCACGCGCACTTTACCTTAAATTGTTCAGTGGAGAAATGTTCAAAGGCTTCCAACACGAAGCAATTGCACGTGACATGGTAATGAAGAGAACTTTGAAGAACGGTAAGAGTCTTCAGTTCATCTACACAGGTAGCACAACTGCCGAGTTCCATACTCCCGGAAACAGCATCTTAGGTAACAGTGACGGCGCACCTCCAGTTGCAGAGAAGACAATCACAGTTGATGATCTTCTAATCTCTAGTGCTTTCGTCTATGAACTTGACGAGACACTTGCTCACTACGAATTACGTGGTGAAATTTCTCGTAAGATCGGTTACGCTCTTGCAGAAAAGTATGACCGCTTAATCTTTAGAGCGATCACAAGAGGAGCTAGACTTGCTTCTCCAATCACAAAATCCGGTTTCGCAGAACCCGGTGGAACACAGATCAGAGTTGGTACAACAACTAATGATTCTGACGCTTATGTTGCAGGCAACTTAGTAACAGCTTTCTATGATGCTGCTGCTGCCTTAGACGAAAAAGGAGTCAGTTCCTCTGGAAGATGCGCGGTGTTAAACCCTAGACAATATTATTCACTTATAACTGATGTAGCATCTAACGGTCTTGTAAACAGAGACGTTCAAGGTACTGCGTTACAAGGTGGTAATGGTGTTGTAGAAATCGCTGGAATCAAGATCTACAAGTCAATGAATATTCCTTTCCTTGGCAAGTATGGTACAGCTTTCGGTGGAACTACAGGTAAGACTTCACCATCTAACATGGGTGACAGAATTGGTAACGCACTTGAGAACGCATCTGGTGCATCAACAGGAATCAACAATGACTACGGTACTACTGCTGAAGTAGGAGCTAAGTCTTGTGGATTAATCTTCCAGAAGGAAGCTGCTGGTGTAGTAGAAGCAATCGGTCCTCAAGTTCAGGT